CGCGTTGTAGCGGTGGACGAGTTCCGCGGCGAGGGGATGATCGTAGCGGATGATTCGAACGCCGTCGGTCGTTTCCTCAAACCAGACGGTTCCGTTGATGTCGTCGATCCGCTCCGGCAGCGCGGCGTCCAACTTCGGCGTGTCTCCCTTCGGGGCGGTCACTTGGCACCGGCCAGTCGGTATTCGCGGGACCGATCCGTCCAGAACCGACATTCACCGCACGACTTCACGGCGATCCGGTTGTGGTGCTGCACTTTGGCGTGTACCGTCACGGCGCGGACAGAGCCGTCCAAGAGGCGGCGATAGTGGGCAGCGACCTTCGGGGCGCTCACAGGGCACCGCCTTTCGCCGCGAGGGCCAGTTCGAGCCGCCGAGCGAGACCACAAAGGATGCAGTTCGGGCCGTTCTCGCAGCAGTCGAGCGAGTGCCGGCTCTGGCTCTTGACCGCGACGATCAGATCGTTCGCGGCAGCCCAGATCTCGCGGATCTCGTCGTCGAGTCGTGCCGCCGCCGCACCTTCCGCGGCCGGATTCGCGCTCATCACGTCCCGGTGCAATTCCCTCATGCCCCTCAGTTGCGCGTCGTTCATTTTCCCCTCCTCTGCCCTCTCGGGCGGTTGAATTCCCGTGTCCATGCCCTAACTCTAGTACAACCATGGACTAGAGTCAAGACCGAAAAGATGGGGTCCGGGCCAGATTCAGCGATTCCGCTACCGGCCCCTACTACAACCCCCCGAAACGCCCCGCTACAGGGTTGGAATGGCCCTCCCTGTCGCCAAAAAGAAGCCCCCGGAACGGGTGGGTGCGCCGGGGGCTGCCCCTACCAGTTGGACACGGGGAGGGGTAAAGCGGGGGTGGGCTACTTGGGTGGTGCGGTCACGCTCGCCGAGGCTGTGGTCGTCGCGGCCTTGCGGACGCCGAGCAGCATCAGAATCGGTCCGGCCAGATTGAACACGGCCGCCACCTTGTCGGCCTGCTGGTCAATCCCTCCGATGTCGGCACCGGCCACGACCGCCGACGCGGCCCACGCGATCCCGGCCCACATCGTCGCGGACTGGTACCAGGGTTTGTCCGTGGGCAGATACTTCTGGATCAACGTTCCGACGATCGGAACGCGCACGATCAGATTGCCGATTGCAGCGAGTGGGTTCATCTCAGCCTCCTTTGCAGGCGAGGAAAACTACCACGAGCATCGCCGCCACGGCAAGCGACCACAGGATCACGACGCCAAGCAGCGGATAGCGAGGCGGTTCGGGAGGGCGCGGAACGTTTCGTATCACCGGATGCGTAGCTGGCCTCCTTCCGGGTAGGTGCCGAACACGCGCTGCCAGACCTCGCGGTTGCGGCGGGCGTAGCTTGGCTCGGTCGGGTATCCGTAGCGCCAGATCGAGGCTACGCGATCCACCGCCCCCCCTTCCTGGCGCAGGTAGTAGGCCCAGGCCGAGAAGTAGACGCGGACCTGTTGCAAGGGGTGGCCCCGGTTGTGTCCGCAGACATCCACACTCCATTCGTCGAGATCGAGGCCTGCGCGTGAAATAAACTGTTGCGCCGATCTCCTCGAAAACTTCGTGTAACAGCTAGGTCGCATCGCCACATAGCCGGTCGAACGGTGCCACGGATCAACAACCTGGTCGCGGTTCAGATTGTGCCACCCTCCCTCGCATGCCGCCGTCACCCAAAACGTCTCCGGCGGCACAACGTAGCCACACCAGGCCGACGCGATCGGTGCCATGCGGGCGCACTCGGAAACGATCGCCGAGACCTCGGCTCGGCTCGCGTGCGTCTCGTGCTTCCGACTCACGGTCTTGCCGTCGCACTCGGCCAGTATTGCCATCGCCGCCGCGACCGCCGTAGGGACGAATCCGGCAGAAGTCAGGACCGAATCCACCCATGGGCTGTGAGGTACGAGATGGCCGCTTGCAGCCGAACCGGATCGTCTCGAAACATTCCGAGACCGGTGTTGCATCGTCCACAGAGAAGCGCGCGAAGCTTTTTGGTGGCGTGATCGTGGTCCACGGCCAAGGCGACTCGTCCTGGTGACTCCTTGCAGATTGCGCAAACGCCGCCTTGCGTCGCCAACATGGCGTTGTAGATTTCGAGCGTGATTCCGTGGCTCGCTTTCAGTTTGGTGGATTTCACGCTGTCAGGATTTCTACCCCTCGACCTCTTGGAGATCGCGTTCACTCGATCTCGATTCTTGTCTCGCCACCGTTGCAACCTGGCGTCCATCGCCACCTTGTTGGCCTGATACCTGGCGGCATCGGCGGCAGCCTGCTTCTCTCGGTTGCCCTCCTTTCCACGCCACTTCCGGTGGCTCTCCCTGTTCTTCTCTGGTTGTTTCTTCCTCAGCGCCTTCGCGTTGGCGTTGACTCGATCCCGATTCTTTTTGCCCCACGCATCTCTGGCTGCGCCCTGGCATTTTCGACACCAGGAGGAAAGGCCGGTTGGCGTCCGATTGTCCAAGTGGAAATGCTCTGGACTCGCCGACTTTGATTCAGCGCACTTCGGACAGCGTTTCACGATCTCAGCCACCCGTACTTCCGGAACATCTCAAAGCTCAGTTTCGCTCCCTCGAGTCGAGGGTTAAACTCGTAGATCGCCCACGTCGCCGCGTTCTTCGGGACGATCGTCCCGAGTCCGTAGCGCCTCACGTCGAGCGGCTGTTCGGTGAGACTCCGGCCCTCTTTCCAGGTTCGGAACAGTTGGCGATACGTGCGTGCCGCTTCGCGGACCTGAACCGGGAAGCCGCGCAGCCAGAGCCAGCGCGGCGGGTAGTGGCCGTCCTTCCCTTTGTCCGGGCAGCCGTAGCCGAGGCACCAGTCGAGCTTCGTGTCCAGAACCGTGGACGCCACGGCCGATATCACTCCCTCGTGCGTCCGGCCCTGGTAGACCTTCGGGACGAACCGCAGCGCCGCCGCCTTGATCGGCCCGAGCGAGAGAAGCGATTGCTCCCGCTGTAGCGCGGCCAGCATCAGCGGGATCGACACGGCCCCGGAGCTTCCGCCCTCGATCGCGTCCTTCACCATCCGACCCACGCTGCGACCGTCGAACGTGTAGCCCGCGAGGTACGCGCCACGCTCGATCAGGAACGCGGTGATGTCGAACGAGCGGTCGTAGGCTGAGAATTCTTCGTCCGTCAGGACCAGTTCCGGGTCGAAGCCGCGCACCGTCTAGCCCCCCGCGAGGCCTTTCACGATCGCGTCGATCATTTTCGCGGTCCCGCCACCGCCCGCCGCCATCCCGCCCAGCAACAGAAGGAAACGCCAGTCCCGGAACCCGCCCTCGCGAGGCCGACCGTTCGCGTTCAGGGCGAGCAGCGTCGTGTTGAGCGCGCCGATCGAGGCGATCAAACCCTTGATGTTCTCCTGCGCGTCCTTCTGCCACTGCTCAAGGGCAGCGACCCGTTCACCGACCGGACGGGACACGTCAGAGCGCGAGGCAAACCAGCGCGGCAATTCCGATCCACAACGGCAGCGAGAACAGGACGCCGAACACAACGCCGCGCATCTACCGCAGCCGCTCGATGGTCGCGGAGAATTTCGACGTGGCCTGCGAGGAAATCGTGATCCTCGCGATGATCGGGTCCAGCGTTACCGCGTTCACGTAGGCGAACCCGTCCGCGGCTCCGTTCGTCAGCGGGACCGCCGCGATGACCGTCTTGGTCTGCGTGGTCACGTTCACGCTGTCGGTCCAGATGACGACGGCGGTGATCGTGTCGACCGTCGTCGTGGAACCCTGCACGAATACCCGGTACAGGCCGGTCGTCGCCACGGTGAACGACACGATGTTCGTGCTCTGCGCGCCCGCCCCCGAGGACGCGACCTCGTAGCCCGCAGCCAGCAGAACCGGCAGCCCGTGCGCGGCCGCCGCGACGCCCGCGTAGGCCGTGACCTGGCCCGCGACGGAGAACTTCGTCGGATTCGCTGTCGGCGTCGCGGTCCTGCTTCCGCTCGGCGTCGGGGTCGGGGTACTCGTTCCGCTCACCGTGAAGGTCGCGGTCGGAGAGCCGGTCGGCGTGAAGGTGCAGGTCTGCGGGAAGCAGAAGTCGGCGTGCGCCGTTCCGATCAACAGGCCGAACAGAAGCGCGATCACTTCGAGCACCGGACGTGGATCGGAACCGCGTAGGAGACGGTCCGCTTCTGTTCGTCCATCACCTGTCGGCGGATTCGCCAGATGACATCATCGCCCGCGTTGAAGCACGCACGGCAGACCGCGCAGCACTCGTCATCGAATCCGAGGTCGCCAGTCGTGACTGTGACGGCGCGGATGCTGCCCCATCTGGCGCTGCTCGTTCCGACCGCTCCGGTGTTGTCCTGGCCCGGGGCGATGTTCCCTGCCGCAATCGCCCCGTTGCCGAGCGTGAGACTGTTGGACGCAAGGATTTGCAATCCGCCCGCGTGGTTCAACCGCAGGAGTACGTTACCGGCTGCGTCAGACCAATCCGTGTGGATTGGCATGGTCCCCGCACCGTCGCCAACGATGTACCACCGCCAACCGCCGGTCGTGTTCGATCCTTGCGGGCCGATTTGTGCCGACCGCGCGCGCCAATCCCACACGTATCCGTTCGCCCGCAGTTCCAGTGTCGTGACGTTCAGCCCTCCGTTGTAGGCATCACCGAAGGCGAACTTCCCGCCACGACCGATTCGGTGCGAATGGAATTGTAAGAAGGCATTCGCATCATCGTCGAACGATTCCCACTTGATCCCGCCCCGCCCGGATTCGTTCTTTCCGACCCACACATGCGCCCCGTCGAAGTCTCCTCCTCCGTTGACGCTCGTCGCGATATCAACAAACCCACTTGGCTCGCTCATTAGCATTCGCGCAGCGGTGGTGGCGTAGGCGACCCCCGAGTTGGTCGTCGCTCCATTCACAGACAGCGCGATGAGGGGCGCAAGGATCGGCGACGTCGCGCCTCCAACGACGCTCTGTCCGAACAGGTAGCTGCCGCCTGGCGTGTATGCCTCGAACGAATTCCCGGCCCCGGTGTTGATCGCCTGGAAGGCTGGCTCGGCCGAAGATCGGTTCGCCGCGAGTCCGGTCGTGAAGGAGGCGAGGCCGAGAACAGTTCCGCCTTTCGCCGGGAAGTTCGGGTGCTTGATGTCTGCGGCCAGCGCCGGAGAGACGAGCGCCAATGCCGCAAAGATGATCGAGATCATTGGATAAACTCCTGCACCCGGACATTCTGTGCCGCCGTGCCGCTGATGAAGAAGAACGCGAGCTTCGATCCGAAGTCGGGACCGAGTAGCGCGTGGCTCCCCGCGTCGAGCGGATAACCGTTCGCGGTCGTGATCCCCGTCGTTGAGCGGTAGAAAATCTGCACCGTCCCGTTGTTGTAGATCGAGACGCCGATCCTCGCTGTATTCGCGGTCGGTCCCGTAACTTCAGTCACTCCAACCGAGTAGACCGTCACCGACGAGCTGGCGGCATTGAATGGCAGAACCGGAACCGGCGTGCCTGCTCCGTAGGGGAACGATCCTGCTCCACTTGCCGTTACCGGCCCCGGCGTTCCTGCGAACCAGAGTTCGATCCGCCGCAGAATGTTCATGTCGGATTTCTGCTCGGAGTACCAGTCGCTCGGCACAACGGGCGTGAACGTTCCCGCCATCGTCGGCGTCACGGTTCCAGAGACCGTTCGAGTCGCCGTGATGGTCGCGGTCGCGCTGCTCGTCGGCGTCCGTGTCGAAGTCGCCGTCAATGTTGCCGTCCTCGAAAACGTGCGCGTCCTGGTCGGCGTCTGACTTCGGGTCCACGTTCTCGTCGACGTGGACGTTCCAGATCTCGTCGCCGTTTCGGTGACGGTCGACGTTCTGGTCGCGGTCGGGGTTCTGGTTGATGTCGCCGTAAACGTGTCGGTCGCGGCGCTGGCAAAGTCCGCACCGAGGGCGACCAGAGCGGCGATCAGGAGTGCGGGAATCTTCATGGCGTTCCTCCTCGGGCGGGAGCCTATCACCTCGACTGTCATCTGACCCACCAGATTTGACCCTGGCGACGTGTTGGTGCTGCTCCGGGGGTTGGCGTCTCGGTTCTCGTGGCACTGGCGGTGGCGGTGTTCGTCATGGTCGCGGTTGCGGTCGATGTCGTCGTGGCCGTAGCTGTGCTTGTTTCGCTTGCGGTTTCAGTGACAGTCGCAGTCACGGTCGCGGTTTCGGTGGCTGTCGAGGATACCGTTGCGGTCGCCGTAGCGGTTGATGTTTCGGTCCCGGTCGATGTGACCGTAGCCGTGACCGTTGCCGTCGATGTCTCGGTTGCGGTAGTTGTTGCTGTGGCCGTCGTGGTCGCCGTTGCCGTACTCGTGGCCGTGCTCGTGCTCGTTGCCGTGGCGGTGAACGTGGGTGTGTTCGCCTTTGCGATCGAGGCCGAAAATTCAACCCACCCCGGATTCGCGGTCGTGTTCGTCTCGTTCTCGGCGAGGTCCGTCCCGCTCGTCGGGTCGCCGTATTTCGACTGGCCCTCCGGCGACGCTCCCGCCAGATCCGCGTACCCGATGCAGACGACGATCCGGTCTCCCTCCGTGACAGAAACGCTCGTGATTGTGTCTCCGTCCGCATACGACTTGCTGCGGAGCGTCGCGTTGTTGATGAACTCCAGGTTCGGCCCGTACTGCCCGATCGCGAGGTTCGTCCCCCGAACCGTCTGCCCGTCGTTGTGGACGACGTAGATCTCCAATCGCGACGTCGTGTTGTCCCCGTTGTTGAACTCGCGAGACATCAAGTAGCACTTCACCGTCCCCGAGAGAGTCATGGCCGTGATCGGGTCCGAGACGTAGCGGCGGTCGAGCTGTGTAACGCCGACCGCGAACGCGAGCTGCGATCCATTCGCCAGCGCCGTGTTCGACTTCGTGCCGTGGACCAGCAGCCGATTGAGTGCTCCGTCCGTCTCGCCCCATGCTCCGTTCGCGACCGGTGCCACGTCGGCGGCCGTTCCGGCCGGAAAATAGAAGCGCGTTACGGCAAACGCGTTCGATGCACACAGCAGTAGCGATAGCGCCGCTAGTCGTGCTGCGCCCACAGCCTCACCTCTGGTGTCCCGGAAGGCGAACACAGCCAAACCGCGCCGGTTGCCCCGGCAAACTTGGTCACGCACCACTTGTCGAGCGGTTCCAGGCAGTCGCCTTGACCGGTCGCAAATTCTCCCGTGTTGTATTCGATCCAGATCCCCACATCTCGGTTCGAGATGCAGAGCGCGCGTCGGTTCGGGCAGGCCGTCCAGTAGGCTTGAGGCGTCTGATTCGGGAACAAAGCCTGCGTGATTCCGGGAGAGAGCGGACCAGTTCGATCCATTTCGATGAGACGTTGGATGTTGCCCTGCGCCCACATCGGAGGATAGACGGGATCGCCTTCCCGCAAGGGTGGGGTCGGCGTCAGCGTGGGAGATCTGGTCGCGGTGCTGGTCGATGTTCCCGTGGAAGTCGCGGTGGCAGTGACGGTCGCGGTGAAGGTGTCTGTGTCTGCCAGTGCCGAACCGATCAGCAGCGCCAGAATGTGCAGCATCAGACGATCCCCCTGTACCGGATGGCGTGCCGGGCCCGAAGCGTTCCTTCGCCCATGGTTTTTCTGACTCGCATGATGAGGTCTCCTGTGGCCGGAGTGGCGGTCGGCTGCGGGTCGCCCGGAAGGGTCGTTTTGATGAGAGTCGCGGACGTGATTGCCGTTTCAACCGTGATTCCGTTTGCGGGCGCACCGGGACCGCGTTCAACGATGATGCCCTTGGACGGGACGCCCGCCATTACTCGAAGGTTGATGACCGCGCCAGCGTAGTCTCGGTCCTCGCTAACCCTCGAAACCGGATCGCTTCCGTCTGAATTTACCGTCCCGCCTTCCAGGTATCCGACCGTCACGTTCGCCGGGCTCACGGCCAACACCACGCCCACGAACATCTCCCATTTCGAGGCGGCTCTTTCGCGACCCAGGATGGAATCCAGCGACCAGATTTCCAGCGCCCCCGTGTTCTTGTGCTTGTAGTTCACGGTATCCGAGAGGTCGATCAGGATGCGGAAGTTCTCCAGGACGGGCGGGTCGTCGCCCGCTAGTCCAGACTCGTTGTACTCCACGAACGCCAGGTTAATGGGCGTGACGCCGTTGATGGCGCGCTGGAGCTGCGAGATCCCGAACCGCTTCACGCGTTGACCTCCGAGGCGAACGAACCGTCGGCATTGTACGCGACGGTCGCGGTGAACGTGTTCACGATCACGAGACCCGCGTCGTCGTAGAAGTCCGTGCGGATCGAAAGCAGAATCCCGTCCGGGTCGTAACTGTAGATCTCGACGGTCGCCAGCATGGTCCCTGCCGCGTCGCGGTAGGTCTGGATCTTCTGCACCGTCCCGTCGTCGTTGTAGAGGGATGTCTCCTTGCCGAGCGGCGGCTCGGCCGAGACTTCGAGGAACGGGACTTCCCCGAACGAATGGAAGTGGCTCTCACTCAATCGGACACCGGCCCGAATTGGGCGGGTGGCGGATTCGGAACCTGCCCGAATCCCTGCGTGGAAGTCACCGGCAACGCGAGCAAGTCCATTGTCGTCTTGACGCTCGGACTCGACTTTCCTCCGCTGAAGCTCTGCCCGATCCCGACGATCAGGAATTTCATGTCGACGCCGGACTCGGGCTCGATGCAGCGCGCCAAATCTTCCAAGCCGATCTGTGGGCTCGGTCGGATCTCGACGCCCGTAAACTGGATCTGCGGTCGCCCGAGCAAACGCAGCGCCTCGGTCGCGGCCAGTTTCAGCAGCGTCGTGTCGCTGATGTAGTCGTTCTGGATCTCCTTCACGTTTTCGCCGTGACGCGTGAGTATCAGAGCCCCGTCCGAGAGAACCTCGGTCCCGAGAACTTCGACTACCTGCATCCCGGCCCGGAAATAGGGAAGCGCCCTGATCTCCAATCTGGAGAGCGTGACGTCGGCCCCCGACGAATGCCGAAGAAGAAGTCGAGGGCTGGTCGGGTGAGGATAGAGAAACGCGAGCATCTGGCCGCCCGTTCCCGACCAGACGACGTGTTGCGGGATCGCGATGCTTGGCTCGCCCGCTGGCAAAGCGTGGCTCGTCGCTGCTCCGAACTGCGTGATCCCGGTCGTCGCGCTCACCGAAGTTCCGGTTGCCGTTGCGCCGGGCGTGTTCGTCGGACAGATGAATCCCGCGAAATCCGAGTCCACGATGCTGTGGCTTCCGGCCCTCCGGCGACCCGGCTTGTAGGCCGGGCCTCCGACGTCGCCTTCCGATAGGTCGATGTCGGTTCCGACGGGCAGAAGGAAGGTGTTGCTTGTCGAAAGCTCCTGCCCGTTCTGTGTCATCCTCCACACCGTCGTCGCCACGCCGAGAATGACCGGGTTGAAGATCCATCGAATGCCGGTCAGAACAATCGACTGTCCGCCGCGCTCCGACGTCTTTTCGTACTGCGCTTCCAGGAGTTCCGTATTCCATGCCACCGTGATCGACTCCGCGACCGGCGCGTTCGGTCCCTGAATGACGCGGAAGTAGAGCTTGCGGAAGGGCGGCACCGTCTCGCTGTCCTGTTCCACGAGTCCGATCCGTCCGGTCAGATAGTCCTCGGCCACGATGCTGCGCTGGAATCCCGGAGCCAAGTCCTGCTCGTAGATCGAGAGATCAAGCGGATTCGTGACCCGGAGAATGTTGTTGTGCGAGAGCGAGGCGTCCCGCCGTACCTGCCAGATTCGACCGGCAGCGAATCCGATCCCGACTCCGTTCTGGTTCCCCGGCTTCGCTGGCACGGAAGGATCGAGCGTAACCAGCGTCCCGCCTTCGGTCCGACTCCGCAGCACGTTCCCGCTCGTCTGCTCGTACAGAAGCGTTCCGTCCGTCGTGACGCCGATCCGGTTCACGCCATCGCTTCCAAGCGCGGCCGTCAAAAGGTTGTAGTGCGTGTTCGTCGGGGCTGTGCCGGGCTCCCACGAAAACATGAGTCGGTCCAGCGTAACGCTCGGATTCCAGCGCATGATTTTGGAGACGAGTAGCGCCGTTCCGGGCTGGATCGCGCCTATCGTGACAAGCGTTCCTCCGGCCAGCGAGGTCGCGATTCTGAACAGCTTCTCGGGCGTCCCGGCGATGATGTTGTCCAATCCCGCGAAGTACCAGATGCCCGAGACGATCTCGCTCCGGTCGCAGAGAAACGACACATTGTTGAACGTCGCAATCACCGTTGTCAGGAGAAGAGAAGTCACCGCCAGGGTCGTCAAATTCACCTTGTAGAGGGTCTCGTGTCGCGCGCAGTAGAAGTTTCCCGCTCCGTCCAGCGTCAGGTGCGAGAACAGCTCGTCATCTACCCCGAACGGTTGCGAGAGGATGACCCGCACGGCCCTGGTCGGGATGTCGTACTCGATGATCTCCACGTTCTGAACTCCGCCCGCAGGCTCCAACGCCGAGAAATAAGCCTTCTCGCCCGAGATCAGCGCGTGCGAGCGAAACTGGTCGCCCACGTCCAGCGAGTCCAGGTTCGATCCGATCTGGAACGGACCGATCGCGCTCGTGGACGGCAGGAACGAAATCATCCGCATCGTGCCGACTTCATCGAATCGGACCGTGGCGAACGGCGCGGCCTCCGCCAACTCTTCGATCTCCTCGCGGATGGTCGTCCCGGCCGGGAAGAAGAACGGCACGAACGATTCCGTCTTTGCGAGGACCATGCGACTCGACGACCAGTTCGCGCGATTCCCCATCAACTCGATCAGATCCTCGACACGGGCCGCGCGGAACTCGCTCTCGGAGAGTTTCGGGCCGTCGAAATACTTTTGAAAGTCTCGGCCCGGAAGTGTGGCCCTCCTGCCCCGAGGGGCCACCGTGATCTTGTCCAGGTAGAACGTCCCGATCGGGACCATTTCAGACGGGAATCCCTCCTCGATCTGGACCTCCAAGTCCGGGCGCATGTCGGCGTTTCTGAATCCGGCCGTCACCTGCGCGCTGGTCGGCAGGTATTGCGGAGAGAAGAAACGGTCTCCGTTCCAGCACCCCATGGAGACGTAGCGAGCCTGGTCGATCTCGAAAAACGTGTCTCGCTTCAGGCTCATGTCGTAGGACAGAACGCGATCGGTGATGTCGATCGTCTCGAAGCCCTCGATCGCAATCAGTCGCGCGAAGTCGAACCCGGTCTGCGTCCTCAGAATCTCGATCCGAAACGAATCGGCCGTCACCGTGTCGGTCGAGATGTCGAAGAAGCTCGCGGTCGAGCTGGTGAGATCGTTGCCGACCACCACCACGGCCGCCTCGGCGTTGCCGTAGTCGCTGGCCTTGACCGTGACTCCGGTGGCGGCCACGTACACGCCCCCGACTCGCCAGTAGATCTTGAACTTCTCGATCCCCTGGCCGGTGACGGTGCGGCTGCTCGGGTAGCTGTAGATGCGGATGCGGTTCACTCTCTGCGAATCGAAGAACGTGTTGATCCGCTCTTGTCGCTGCTGCCCGGTCCAATCGAAGATGGTCCGGTAGTGCAGCCGGTACGTCTGCGCGACCCACGGCCCCGCTCCCGAGAACTCGGCCGCGAATTCGGTGGCGGTCGAACTGTTGACGAACGACCAGAGCCAGTGGTTCGCCACCGCCCCGAGGGTATCCATGACGATCCAGTAGTGATTTCCTGGCGTGAGTAAGGTCGCACCGATGTTCACGTAGACGAACCCGTTCACGGAATCGGCCGGGTTGATCGTCGCGCTGAACAGCGTTATCCCGGACGGCAGACCGGCGGCGTCGGCCTGGATCGCGATCGTCGTCACGGCCGGAGTTCCATTCGGGGCCAATCGCATCGCGATCTGCGGCAGATCCACCGTCACCGTGCCGGGAGTCGGAGCCCGGAACCGTTCGGCCAGCTTCTTCCCCGCGCCGACGTTGTTGTTCTTCGTGCCGTCCACGGGCGCATCGAGGTTGCGGACGAGTACGCCTGCCATCACACCGGCCAGGCCGGTTTTCTGTCCGCCCTTCCAGCCCCGGCCCGACCCAATCTCCTCGGCGTCTCCGAAGTTCCGGTGATTGCGGATGCCGTCCAGCAAGTCGTCGGCGTCCGAGAGGAGGGAATCGAATACGCTGTCGTCGGCCGGGACCGTACTCACGGCCAAGGAATCCGCCGTGCCACCTTCCGCCGCGCCGAACAGGTCGCCGTCCAGCAGTTTCACGCGCGAGCGCATGGTGTTCGCGTCGGCGGTTCTCTGTGCCTCAAAGGAGGCCGATATCGGGAAAGCCACTTAAGCGCCCTCGAAGGTCACGCTGCCCGCATGGCGATCCGATGCGCTGCTGTACGGATTCCAGGACATGCCGGGCGTCATCTTGGCGAGCCACGCCGAGGCCGAATAATTGACGTAGCAGACCGATCCTGATGGCGGAGCGAAGGCCGCGTTGAGCGTAGCGATCTCCGTCGTGTCCGCGTAGGACGTGAAGAAATTCCCAGGTCCGGCCGTAGGGTTGTCCTCGTAGGCGTTCGTCCACCCGGCGCTGATCTTGAAGTTCGACAAGAGGCTCGGGCCGCCCCCGTCCACGCTCCGCTTGCTCCCGAGCGTGTAGGACGAATGCGGAACGACGCAGGTAAAGACGCCCGGGGTGAGTTCCTGCACGATCGACGGTTGCGCGAAGATCCGCTCGATCCGTTTCACTCGCAGCAGGTAGAACTCGCTGGGCGACGTCTGAAGGCTGCGCCAGATCGCCAGCTCGACCTCGGTCAATCCGTCGAGATCCACGGAAACATCCGGCGCGAGCGTTTTCAAATACGTTTGCTTCAAGTCGGCCGCGAGGTTCGCCTGCTCCGCTACTACCTGCCGGTCCTTCGTGTTGATCGAGACCATGACGTTCGGCAACCGCAGGAACGCGGTCGGCGCACTCGGTACCGCGAGTTCCAATCCGTACAGCAGGTTCCGACCGTCCGCAGCGAATCCCACCGGCTACCCTCCGAAGCTGTTCCGCAGTCCGTTCAGTTCGAATGCCAATCCATCCGCGATCTTCCTGACAATCCGCTTCCATGCCGCATCGGAGACGGATCCCACGTCAAGCGTCTGGATGTAGAAGTCCGCGTGTACGGTGATCGTGGCTCCCGCGAGTCCGCCGCCAGCCCCAGCGCCCGCTCCTCCGAGAAAGGTCTGGCCTCCTGCACCAGGCCCCGGTGCCGCGCCTGCGCCCGGTCCAGACGAAAGCGCCCCCGATGGTGCGGTGACACTTCCTCCTCCGGCCGGACTGGTCTGGGCGATCGTGGCGATCTGGATCGCTCCCATTGCGGCAACCGCAATCGCCCCGATGTAATTTTCACTCGCGAGCGCGTGCGTCACGCCCGCCGCAATATTGACGATCGCTTCGGCGTAGCGAAGTCTCTTGATCGTCTCGAAGCTGGCCTGCCCCGTCGTTTCCAGGTAGCCAGCCAGCGCGCCCGCTACGCCAGCGGAGGCACGCGCGTTTTGCAGCCGAAGCGCCAAGATCTCTTGCTCGGTTCGTTTCGTTGCGACGAAGCGTTTGTTGCGCGCGTCGGTCTCGATGTCGTCCACCACGAGCCGTTTCTTCATCAGATTGTCCAGACCCTTGATCTGCGCGTCTATCGCGGTCTGCGTTTCCCGCTTCGTGAGTTCGGCGGTCGTCTTTTCCTTTTCCGCGATCTCTGCAAGCCGTGGCGCTAGTCCCGCCAGAACAGCCTTGTGTTGGTTCCACAGCAGCGTCACAGCTTGCAGTGCCGATGCCTCGTCTACGACCCTGCCGCGAAGCGTTCCCGAAACCACGATGGATAGGGCTTGGGTCTCGATGTCGGCGAGTTGGGCTTCGGTCTTTTGGCGAAGCAAGATCACGGCCTCGTCGGTCATGGCACTTAGCCGCGACCTGGCGACGAGTCCTCTCCGCAGCGCGTCCTCGTCCTCTCCTTGGATATTCAACGCCTCGCGTGCGGCCGTGCTGAATGCCTGTGTGGCGATCGTCAACTCTGCGGTTTTTGTCTTCGCCTGCTCCGCGTTTCCGGCCATCGCTAGGTAGGCCGATCCCAGGGCTGTCGCGACCGTGAACGCGATTCCGATTGGACCCGAGGCGAATCGAACGGCGTTCCCGAGGAAACCAACGGCAATGCTTGCCGCTTGCGCTCCGCTCGCCATCGTCAGACCCCCCGATGCCGCCATCCCGAGCGCGGGAGCAAGTGCTCTGGTCGCCATCTCGACCCGCCTCATTCGGATGTCGGATTGGACGAACTCCTCGCCCATCTTCTTGGCGGCGTCTGTCGCCTTGCCGGTGGACCCGACAATCCGCTCCGTTGCGGCCGTCGCAGCCGTTGCGCCGGAGGCATCCCACCGGCTCTTGATGTTCAGTACGAGGCCGTCGCCCACGGGCTACTCCGGCTCCGGGTCGCTGTTGTAGACGCGGTGCGGGTTCGGTCCTCGGATGTTCGCGACGACCGAAACGCCGTTCCGCTGCGACAACTGGATTCCCAAGACGCGATCCATTACCCGGACCCACTCGGACGGGGCGTCTAGTGCCGCGCCCTCGAACATCGGCTGGTGCAGCTCCCCCGCGATCTTCGAGAGCGAAACTAGCTCGACGTAGAGGGGGGAGCCGGTGCTTTTGGGAGTTCGTCCGCCGTGAGCACGAACGCCCCGTTGTACGCCGTGAAGATCGCGAGCGCGAGCAGCTCGTCCAGATTCGAGGCGTCGTCATCCGTGAGGAGCGCGACCTTCCCGCCCTTTTTCGGCACCCGGAGGCACGCCTTCACGAACGATCGGAGGTAGACGTCCTGAAGGAACGCCTGCTTGACCGCCGGTTCGTAGTCCTTCGCTACCGCCGCCGCCGCTCTCACATCGAGCTTCACGACCCATTCCCCTCGGTACGTCAACTTGTGGATCTCCGCGCCCTTGATGTTCTTGCGGTAGAACTCGGCGCGGTGCCGGTTCATCGTCCCGATTTGCGGCCCCCCTTGCTTTTCCTGATCGACCGCCTGATCTTCCAGCCGCTTCGCCGCTTCCTCGATCTCCGGGTCGTCGAACACGATCAGGTTCCGCAGGAGCTTCTCCATCCCCGCGCTTGCGTCCTGTGTCTGGTTGTCCATCGGTCCCTCCTTACGGGTTGACGGGGAAGAACAGATCCCAAACGTCCCGGTCGGTCGGGGCGGCATTCAGCGCGAACGTGTTCCCCGTCGAACTGAAGAGGAACTCGCTGGACCGATCGCCAGAGAACGGCGTGAGAATCCCGTTCTTCAGGCAAGCCATGTACTTGAGGCCCGAAGGAATGATCGTCCTTGCGGGCTTCCCGCCGAGGAAGGTCAGGTCCACGGAATTCCCGAATCCCTCGTTCGTGCCGCCGAAGATGAGATCCTCGACCGTTTGAAACGCAGCCGTCGTGTTGCTCCGGGGCGGCGTCGGATTCGTCGGGTCCGGGTAGTCGGTGATGTCGATCGTCGTTCCGGCCGCCGCGATGTATCCGTAGAACGTCTCCCCGCCGGAGAACCGCCCCACGTAGATCGCGAGCGTTTGTCCCGCCGGGACGGCGGAAACGGTGACCGTGACCTTTCGCGAGGCAACGCCGATTGGCTCCGCGACTTCCGCCGAGGCCCTGGTGAGAGGGGTCGTCAGGTCCGGAACCGTTGGCGCTGTCACGACCGCGTTAATCATCGCGGTTCGGACGTAGACGACATCGCCGGTGGTCAGTGTTCCTCCGGCCGCTTCGAGCAGCGTCGGAACCGCTGGCGTCGAGAGAGGTCCGGTCACAGGGGCGGTACGAACCCTGGCGTGCCGAATGTCCATGCCTTTGATTTCGACGATACGAAGCGCGCGGAAACTCATCTCGCGCATCATGGCATCGTCCACCACCACCGGCGATGCCGGGGGCGCGGCCAAGCAGCCGTAGACGTACTTCGCCGCGAACACAACGTCGTCGTGTTCCGGCTTCTGGCGGATCAGGAGCGAGAACCGCTCCATCCTCGTGTGATCCATCTGGATCGCCTCGGGCGAGGAACCGGGCGAGACTTCCATGTTCATCATGCCCGCCTCGATCTCGCGGGCGTTCTTCTCGGCGTAGCTGAGTTTGCCCGCGACGCCGTTGTCGATGTTGAACACGGTCACATGGCCGACCGTCCCGATTTCCCCGAGCGACTTCTGCGCGATGTCCGGCGCTGGTTCCCAGGATCGAACCAGGCCCGCTCGCAATGGCCCGTGAGACTTCGTGATGAGATCGACCGAACCGCGCTGTCCGGTGGAAACTTGGGCTGCTGACATTGGCTTCCCTCCTCGGTTACGAGTTGAACCCGTTCCACCAGAGGCGGGCCAGGATTCGCCAGGCTCGCCATTCCGGGTGTTCCGGGTCTTGTGGCATGGAATCTATCACGACGCCCGCGTCCCTGTCGCGTTGCAGGAAATTGTTCGTGGCGACGGGTACCGACACGCTTCCCGTGAAATCGTAGATCAACATGCGCGGCACGATGTAGAGGCCGGTCGATGGATTCAGCCGACCCGAGTTACGCAGCGAAAGGTGGATCAGATCGCGCATCCGTAGGATTCGGGCGTCCATGTCGGCCGAGACCGCCGACGACCCCCAAATCTCTATCTGCATCAGCAGGTTCTCGCGTTTGCCGAAATTCCTTGTCCCGTTCGATTCCGTCGAGATCAGGTCGTCCACGTCAACGGAGTCTGGACCGGCGTCTCCGAGGTCGGTCGCGCAGACCACGACCTTTCCGGCCGAGATGTCGGCTTCCCGGATCGGCTTCTGGAATTGGAGCGAGTAGAGAAAGGCGCTTGTGAGGGAGCCTTGGACCAGCGATCCCGTGACAACGCTGTCCTTCAGCCACTTCTCGAAACTCGACCGGACGTTGTACCGGCCCGCCTCCGGAAGCGCGACGCTCATCGGATCGGCCCCGGGTCGGTCTCTGGATCGTCGTTCCAAGATTCGAGCGCATCCTGCACTTTCTTCGCAACGTAGGCGTCGAGCAGGCGGATCGAGTGTGTACGGGCTCGGTCGATCCCCTTCTGGACGAACGCGAAGCCCGTCATGCGGCTGGTGCCCTTTTCCAGGTACTCCACATATTTGACCGTGTTCGCGACCGAGATGTCGAGCGGCCGGTCGCTCAGGATCTCGCCAGCCCTTCGGCCTTCGGATACCGATCGCGCATCGGTGCTACCGGCCCCGTGTTGGACGTACCGATCGCCCGAGATCCCGTGTTTGTCCATCAGCGCGAGCCAGCCAGCCCGGGCTCGTCCCGTATCCACCGGCATTGTCTTGATTATGTACGCGAGCAGCATCAGCGAAAGCTTCCGGTGCAGGACCGCCATGTCGTCGACAAGCTGCTTCGGGTTGACCAGTCTCCGGACCTCCTCTACGCCCGAAAGGTCGATCGAGAGGCTGTAGCCCATCAGGATCGCCCGACCTTGCGAAGCTGGAATTCCACGATCCCCGCAATCGTCCCGAGCGGGTGGATCTGCGCCTCTCCGACGATCCGGTATTCCAGGCCGTCCTCGCGCAAAACGAAGCGAAGCCCCTCGCGTGCCGTCTCCGCTTGTCCGCCTTTCAGCGGCACGTCACCCGGAACCGTTCTCGGATCGAATCCGACGATCATGTCTCCCTGCGCAAGTGCGCCTCCGGATAGGAAAACCTCCTTCGGCGTGACCTCGTACAGGTATCCGCGCACCATGTATTCCTTGAACGTCATCGAGACCTGGTGCCCCGCCTCCGGGACTCCGGCCGAGAAGCCAGTCGGAATCCGCAACCGGAAATAGACCGAGTAGAGCCCCTGGATCTGCATGTTCGCGACGTGCAGGATCTCGTCCATGTTCATGCCGGTTCCCGCGCCGTAACTGCCGCCGAACTCGCTCCCGATCTCTCTGAATCCGCCCACGGCTACCTCGGCGGCGTGTAGCGGACCTGGCGAGGGGCCACGAACCCGTAGGACGGTCGGAACTGCTGGCCCTGCGTCTGGTAGTAGTCGTCGCGCAACTTGAACGCCTCGGCCTTCGTTTCGGTCGCCATAGAGAAGTAGCGGGCCGGGACCGAGGCAAGCGAGACGGTCTTTCCGCCCACGGTCGAATCGAAGAAATCCCCCGACTTCGTGGCGAGGAAAAGGAAATACAGATACTTCACGAACGCGAACATCGCGGGTTGCAGTCCGTCCACGACGTTCGGAACGGTCGTCACCGAAAGGAAACGGCACGCCTGCGAGAGCCATGCCGAATACTGCCCGTCCGTGGCGAAGGCGTACTGGTACGTCCCGAAGAGAGTCACGCCCGCCGCCGGGACCGACGTGAGTGTGAAGATCCCGGTAACCGGATCGACGCTGGTTGTCGTCAGGATCGCGTAAAGCTGGTTCCGCACGACGAGCGTGAACGATGGCGTGCTGCCGATCAGCGGCCGATGCCGGACCCTGAACGTGTTGTTCACTCCGTCCACGGGCTGAAGTACCGGCTCGTCGATCGCCTGGTGCGATGGCGGAGGATTCGTGCTGGTCGTGTCGATGTTGTCGTCCAGCTCTTGCCGGATCTGGACGATCGCCTGCGCTTCGGTCACGGTCCGGGCCTCTTACCTGTTCGTGCCCGACCAGCCGACGTCGCACGTCGCGTTCTCGTCCTGCGCGAGCGCGCGGAACCGGAACCACTTGTACCCGTGGTTCTGGATGATGACCTGCTTGGTTCCGGGATCGAGCGGACTGAACGTCGCGACGTCCACCCATCGCGTGTCCGTGTCGAGTGGGGTGAATCCGTTCGCTTGGACCTTCGCGATCGTGAACGAGTTCGCGTTCGCGTGAGTCAGATTCAACAGGACATCCGAGCAATCCTCCACGAACACGCCCGTATTGACGAACGGATTCGTGCTGGTTCCCGATCCGACCGTCGCCTCGGCGAGTTTCGATACCGTCTGCGCCAGCTGCGGCGGCTTCCTGAACGAGAGCGTTTCCATTACGACCTCCCCGCTGCTTCAAGCAGCTCGGATTCCTTCAACACCGCGCCCTTCGGGAACGCGACCCAGCGCCAGGAGTTTGCCCGGGCAATCTTCCCCCGCCACTCGGCCGACTCCTTCGTGACTCCCTTTTCCAGTGGGTCGAGCACGACCATGATCTCCGGCAGCGCCCGCCAGAACTTCGCGGCCTCGCCCCGGTAGGTCATCACGACCTGCTCCTGGTAGTACGTGCAGCCGAGGATCGCCAGGAACGGATCGACCGATCGCCTACGGAATCGCGCCCGGTCCCCGGCCTCCTGGATCGACCACCGCAACTCCGGGTCGATCGCGCGGCCTTCCTCGATCTCTCCGGGCGGCTGTACGAGCACGAATCCCACGTCGTTCTCCTTGGAATCGAAAAGGGGGCCACCTTGCGGCAGCCCCCCTCCCGGTCTCTCTCCTGTTCGGTGGGCCTTCGGTTAGAAGGTTCCGACCAGCGTCCCGTCGTTACCCTGGCAGGCAAAGCGGGGATCGACCCAGCCTTGCGCCCAGCGGCAACGCGTGCGGAGCCTCGTTCCGTCCTCGTCGTAGCTCTTGCCCGAGTTCGGCTGCTCCATCGTGATCTCGACCGCATCGCGGACCTGGTAGACGTAGCCCTTGCCGCCGACCGCCAGGTACCAGGACCAGTCGGTCAGGTACTGGTTGACGACGACCTTGTACGCCCCGCGCCACGGGTTCATCGCCGAAGCCCCCGGGCTGATGGCCGAACTCGCCGTGTTGAACGTCTGGCTGTCGAAGCCCTGGACCATCGGCCAGAACTGCGATCCCATCAGGACCGCAGCTGCAACCTCGTCCGTGGGCGAAATGAACAGCGTGTCGGCCTTCAGCGTCATGCGCGTTCCCTGCCGATCCCGTTGCTGGCGGATCAGGTAGGCCCCTTCCTTCAGGAGCGACGTCGAGAGCTGCCCGAAGGTCGTCACGCGATTGCCGAGACCCGTCGCGCCCGAGCGGACCGTGTAGATCCCCGCGAGCGTGTTGTCGAACTCGTTGCGCGACGTCGCGTAGGTCGTCCACGGATCTGCCGCCACGACGAGCGGGCCGAACGTTCCGCCCGCGCCGGTGTAACGCAGCGCCAGGTAGATCTCCGGCGTCCGAATCGCGGCGTCCGCCAGGTACCGTTGCCGGTCCCGGAGCTGCCCCGTCTGGTCGTCGTCGATCGCCTCGCGCGTGAAGGACTCGCCGCCCATGAACTTCTTGTTCATCAGGACGACGTTGATCCCCTTGATCCCGGACTGCTGGAACGGCGCGCCCTCTGCCGTCTCCGTCTGCGTGACCGACGTCATCAGCGGGTTGTAGAACTCCCCCGCCTTGTTGCTCGTCGCCTGCGTGGGGATCGTGTTGTACGAGAGGTTCGCCTTCTCCTCCGCGTACTGCCCGTCCATGATCCGCATGGTGTCTGCCCGCAGGAGCTGACCGACCGCTCCCGAGGACGTCGCCTCGCGCATTCCCGCGCCGCGCCGGACGGCTTCCTTCTTCAGGAAGTCTCGGCACTCCTTGATCGAGAAACGCGGGTGATCCAGGTCGAGCCCTGCCTTCACGAGCTTGCCCGAGGCGTCCTTTTGCCCTTCGAGAAGCTCCATGATCCAAGGCGCGGTTTCCGACCGCACCAGTTCGAGCCCTTCTTTCAGGGCCGCTTCGAGCATCTTCATTTGGGCATTCCTCCTCGGTTGGGTTTCGGGTTTCTGTTTGGTGTTCTGGTTAGCCGACCAGGCCGCCGCTCTTGTCGATCCCTTGCGGCGTGATCCAGATCGGGACTTTCCGCACCGCGCCCGTGATCGTGATCCCGGCCGCCGCGCCGCCCGCGTTCGGGGCCACGTAGCCGACGATGTTCGCGACGTCTCCGCTGCCGGACGAGTTCAGCCGTACCGACTGACCATCCGCCGGAGTCGGGTCGATCTCGACCGGGAGCAGGGCCGTGTAGACCTCGCCGGACTTGCCGTTGAACTGGAAGATCCCGCGCTGATCGACCTTGCCCTCGGTCGGGAAAGGCTCGCTCGTCCCGAACGGATCTTCGTCCTTCGGGGCCGTGAAGCCCGCGACGCCGACGACCGTCGGACCGTCGGCCACGTCGACCGCCGGTTCCACGAACTTGGTTCCGGAATTGAAGTTCACGAACTGGCCCTGCTTGTAGATCTTGGTCGAATCCACCAGCCAGGTGCCGGGCGTTCCCGCCTTCAGCAGGTCGTCATAAGAGAATGCGGCCATGTTGTCAGTCCTCCTCGGTTCGGTTTCTGGTTCGGATTCGGGTTGGGTTGCTTACTTTTTCTCGGGAAGGCTTGCCATCGGGAGGCCCGCAGCCTTCGCGGCGTCGATCGAGGAACCCGGGCTCCGGTCGCCTTCCAGCGACACTCGCTCGCCCGATCCCTCGACGATGCTGCGGAGCGGGGCCACTTCGGCCCGAACCGTTTCGAGCAACGCCTTGCGGTCCGCGATCGTGGCCCGCATATCGGCCTCGGTGTGACCGACGAGCAGTTCCGCCGACAACACGTTCGGCGGGAGTTTCGATTCCGAAAGCAGCCGGATCGCCAGGTCTCGCGACTTCATAAGCGCGAGCTTCGTCTCGGCGTCCCGCTTCTCGCCTTCCGCCTTCCGCTTCGCGGCGCGGATCTTCGAGAAGTCGATCAGTTGCCCGTCGAGCGCGACGGCCTGCGCTTCGAGCGACTTCGCGAGCGCGGGCTTGTCCTTCTCCACCGTTCGCGCGGCCTCCCGGAGTTCACCCTGCTTCGCCGAGATCGAAGCCTTCAGTTTCGCGGCCTCCTCGTCCTCCGCTTCGTTCGCTGCCTCGGCACGGGGCTGCGTCTCGACCGGCGCGCCTTCGTCCGCTCCGGGCGTCGGCTTCCCGACCTTCTCCGGATCTTCGTCCGGCATCGCGAACTCCATCGCCATGAGGGCGGCCTTGAGCGTGGTCGACGCCTCGGCGCGAGACTCGTCGTCCTTCGCCGTGTTCATCGCTTCGGCCGCGTCCTGCGCTGCCTTGAGGATCTTTTTCATGGCTACTGCCTCCCTTTTGTTGGCTCGTCGCATCCCCTCCCGGAGCGCTTCGAGCTGTCCCCGGAACTCGCCTCCGGCGGCCGGGAACGTGACGACATCTGCGGAAAACGCTTCTGTGAATTCGGAGACCACGTTCCACGGCTCGCCGTCGATCTCGCCCGGCTGGTCTTTGCCGTCCGCGTTGATCGAGATTCCGAAAAGGACTTTGTCAGGAAACCGTTCGGCGTAGCCCTTCGCTTCCCCGAGGAGCGCGCGCAGGTGCTTCATCCGATCGGACTCGGCCGCCACCAGACGGAGTTTTCCGGCGAGGATCTTTCGACCCTTCGCCCCGACTTCCGTTCGCAGCGAGTGGTAGTAGCCGATCTCTTCCTCGACGGTGCGCTCGGGCTGATCGAACATCTGCTGCCCGCTCGCGTGATTCAGGAATGCTTTCGCTCCGTTGAACACCAGCACGCCGGATTCGACTGCCTGGTCCGTGTACCAATGCCGATCGCCGAGATTTCCCGGCCCGCCTTCGATCACGACAACGTCCACGTCTTGACCGACGACCGAACCGATCGATCCTGCGACTTCCGCGAATCGTCCGCGTCCCTTGCGGGCCGATGCTCGGAGAAGCGCGCCGACCGATCCGCTGCTTGTGGCTTCGATGCGAACCGACATCCCGGCCGCCTTGAAGGCTTCGTTCACCGTCTGGACTTCGGCGGCGGTCAAATCCGCTTCCGACTTCCCGGATTCTCCGAGCGAAGCCTTGCAGACGGCATACGCGTTGTCCACGTCGCCGCCCTTGGCTTTGACCTGCGCTACGCACCGATCGAGTTTGGCGGGCATCTTGGGCGGAGAGTCGCCCCCCGACCCCCTATTCGGTCAAACCCGCCTTTTACCCGTTCGACCTTTCGTGATCTCGTAGGTCCGGCTGCCGCGCAAGATTCGGGAAACCTGCTGCTGAGAAATCCCGAAGTGTCCGGCTATTTCAGCCTGTGTCATGCTTTCCGAGGCTTTCCGTACCCTCGCGTCCCGTACCCCAAGGCTCCCGATCGGGACCGGAACGGACTGCTTGACTGGAACCATGATCCGCGTCGCGCCGACTTTCTCCGTTTCGAACTGCACCGTTGGTCTCATCGTCCCGTTCCCTGCCTCTGCGCGACCGCTTCCTCTGCTCCGCTGCGATGGACGCGCATCCACCCGATTCCCTCGTCGCGTATCCGTGGCGTGCCGAACACGAGGTCATCGAACTTGATCCCGTGTTCGAAACCGAACCGCTCCGATTTTCCGTAGACGTCCTCGATCGCCACTCGCCACGATCGAGCGCGGCCGAGGAATTCCGCGAGCGTTTGATTCGAGCCCGCAAGCCAGTTGTCGCCCATCAGGCGCGCGTCGATGAATCCCGGGTATCCGCGTTTCCGTGCTGCGAACCGGAACTCGATCAGTCCGCGCCCGTCCATGTGCGGCGTTTGGAATCGGAGTCCCTCGGGGAGCCATGAATACTCGTCGCAGAGTTGCGCGAGCGCCTGGTTCATGCCCGCCATCGCCTGATTGAGCGACTCGTTTCGGCGCATCAGCAGCAGGATTCGGTCTCCCTCGAAACTCTCAGCGACGTTCGCTGCCATCGGTCCTCCCTTGTAGGCGCATCCTCTCACGGGCTTCGTCGATCCGCTTGTTCGTGTCGTAGCAAGACGGAGAGCAGCAGGCGTACCGCTTGCCATCCGGCCCGGTCTCGATCTTCGCTCGCCCGAATGGAACTCGGCCGCAGCGGAGGCACTTCGCAATCGGCACGGTGATCGCTGGCTCCATCATCCCCGGCCACCGAGCCCGTGCTTTGTGCGCCACGAATCGAACGACTCGATCGGGACCAGCTTCGACTTTCCCGTCTGAGGGTCTCGGATCATCCGTTCTTGGTCGTCGAATTCTTCCAAGCCTTCCGCGTCCACGCCCAGCAGATCCTTCCACGACTTCAGGCGCGGCACGAGTCGGCACCGGCAATTCGGATGGTACGGCGGCCGGTCGCTGAATCCGTTCTCGTCGATGATCTCTCGCGCCTCCTCGGTGCCGAGGATCTTGCCCGAGAGGTCGTCGCAGCCGTCATCGGTTCGCGCGTCCACGGTCGCCACGGATTCTTCGCCCGTCACGATATCGGAATTCTCCGCGTGCATGAGCTGCGTCGCCCGGTCTGCGGCCTTCTGAAACTCCGTCCTGACCAGTCGCTCGATCGCGTAGTCGGGAGGCACGTTGCCGTCTGCTACCACGACTTTTCGGATTCGCTTCACGGCATCCGATACCGAATCCCCGAGCGTCGCGGCCTGCCCTAGCTGTGCCTGCATTTCCAGCGCGAGGTCGTCGGTGATCGCCCACACTCGATCCGAGAACATCGCGGCCTTCCAGGGAGTGTTGACCGCCGCCTCGCCCACCGACGCCGTGAGTGATCGCATGTTGACGGAGATGGTCGGCGGCGTCGCCATGTCGAGCCCGTAGGCTTCCCACATCGCCCGCTGCTCATAGGACGTGAGCATCCCGTCTCGGATCGCGTCGGTCCACGCGCTGCGAAGCGTCTGAAGCCTCGCGCGAATCTGGCGCATGAGGGCGGCCTCCCGTTCGAGTTTCCATTGGAGGAAAAGCGTCCGCTGCGCCCCGGCCGCGCCTCGCTGATCCGCCGCGTCCAGCATTTGCCGCCAGACGGATTCAATCTGAGCCTCGATGGATTCCAGCGCCTCGTCGTACATGCGGATTAAAGCCCGCACGTCTGAGTTCGTCTGTCCCGCAAGGGCTCGCCGGGCCTGCGTGTCGATCGCGTCGAGAACTTGCTGCTGGGTCCGTTTCGTCGTGGCTTCGAGTAGTGCGGTCACGAGTACGCGAGGCTCCCCGGCACGATGATTCGTTTCTCCTCGGCTTGGTCCTCTTGTCCCCTCTTCTCCGCGTCCTTCACCCGACCGAACGCGCTCTGCGCGGCCTTCAAAAGCTCGCGCCTCCTCATGCGCTGCATCTGCGCGATGGAGCACGAAGCGAGAAGCAGCGCGTCCCGAGACGAGGACAACGGAATCCCGGCCTTGTTCCACGCCTCCACGATCTTCAAGAGATCAACGGCCAGGTCGAGATCGGAGGGCGGAAGGCCGGGTCGTCCGGCCGCTGTCACGCTACGGGAACCTCGTCGTGGGCGTCCATTTTCGTCGCCGCGTCCTTTGATGCCGCTTTGTCCTGCGAACTCATCGCGCCGGATGTCGCAAGGTCGGCCGCGTGCTGTGCGGCTTTGCCATCGAGCGCGATTTCGCCTGCGGCAACGCGTGCGGCCTTCTCCTTGTCGATCTCGATCCGTTCTGCGGGCTCGTCGTACTTCGTGATATTTCCCTCCGCCGCTGCCATCACCGCGAAGCGCCTGTGCGTGATGACCTCGGCGTCTCGAAGGAACGCGAGCCGTCGCAGCCGCGCATCCAGATCCTCGGTCACGACCTCGGGGAACGTGAACTCGCCCTCGGGCGTCGAATCCTTCTTCACGAGCCCTGCCGCCATCGCTACCGCGTGCATCCGCCGAACGAGCGGCCAGAGGATCTTCATTTCGATCCTGCGCTGCCTCTTCAGGATGCGCTTTACCCACGGAGTCGTCGCCGTGATTGCCTGCGCCTTGGTCGATGCGTCGCCCCATCCCAAGAACTCGATCGGGACGCCCGTCGTCGCGGCCACCATCCGAACGAGATCCAGCATGATCTCGGCTGCCGAAGCCGCGCGCCCGCCCGCCTTGGCGGACATCGGCGTGACCTCGACCATGTTGTTGTGGACCCACGTCGAACCAGGCCGAGGCGACTTCATCAGCTCCGGGTCGTTGACCGCATTCTGAACGTCTGCGTCGCTGCCCGTGATCTTCATGTCCCACGCGAAGGCGTTCTCGTATTCCGCGCTGATCGACTTCGCAGACATGAAGCGGCGGATGCGGCGGAACCAGGAGAGCGCCGAGTAGTAGTCGCTGCGGCCCCGCTTCTCGCCCGACGACATGTTGTTTTTCAGGTGCAGGATCTCGTCGGCGGGAATCACGCGCACGATGTACGCGGTAAACGGTACGTCTTTCCCGTCCGGCATTTTCATGGTCTTGAGGTTGATCGCGCTTTGGTAGAGCTGCCAGTAGCCGAACACTCGCTTCACGTCCTCGGGGTCCGAGATGATGTCCCAAATTGTGGACGGGTCCACGAGCCGCGTCGTGATTCTTCCGCCTCCGATCGCGAAGGGCCTCAGCATGATCTCGCCTTGCCAGGTGAGATCGTGGTCGAGTTGCCCGACCATTTCGTCGAAGTCGTCTCGCTCCGCGTATTCGTCGAAGACCTTCTGAAAGTCCTTGTCCTCGAACTGTGCCTTCACTCCGCGACCGATCACGAACTCGTTCAGGATCTCGACGATCGCCTTGGCGAGTGGGTTGTGGTTCAGCTCCCAAAAGGATTCGGCGTGCATTTGGAGGTAGTAGGAAAGCGTGAGTTGCTTCCCGAACGGCCCCCCCATGAGCTGAAGGAATTCTCGTTCCGGGTCGCCCGCGAACACGCCGAGGGTGTTGTCGATGTCCTGCGCGAAGGCGTCCTCTTTCATCATGCCGAGCGAGCGCCCGATCTTTTCCACGAGCGACGATTTGATGTGCGGCTTCGCTGCTTCGCGGACTGCCGCCAGCAACTCCGGCACCTTCAGTTCCTTCGACACGGCGACGTCGAATCCCCTGAGGTTCTTCGGGTCGGCGGCTTTGAGGCTGGATTCCCTGAACCGGAGAAAGACGGGCTTGTCCGATTCGATCACGGTCATGGCTGCGATCTTCTCCGGGCTGATCGAGGTCTCGTTCTCCGG